CCCATTTAGATTATACCTCCATTTTTTAGTGCCAATTAAAGTACCTCCATAGCCGGGGCTACGTTTTGGTTACCTGATGCTTGAGGTTTTAACATTCCTAAAGCAAAGTTTCCAATTATTCCCTCTATACCTCCCAGAGCATAAGCACCGACGCTCGGTGCAAATCTGCCAAGGCTGGAATTTGGTGCAATAAAGGAGATCATTGCAGTGGCAAGTGTTGCCCCTCCTACTCCTAATGCTACTTTCTTTAGTGTGCTAGAACTTGTCAAACCTTTTAGTCCTTTTCGTGGCATACTTCTACGTTTTCTTACTCCCTTAAAAGCTCTTCGTGCAGTTTTTCTTATTCCGCCTTTTTTCGTTGATGAACGTTTCTTTGTCTTACGTCTTTTGTTTAATGATACTAATTTTCTGGTAGCTGCCTTTTGTTTGGCACTTCGTCTTTTCTTAACCAAGTAGGCCACCTGTTAATCTTGCTAGTGTTGATTTTTCTTCTGATGTGGCGACTCTTGGGATAAATCCTCCGGGAGGAAATGGGACACCTCTTGAATTAGGTGGTGAGTCTGGGAATCCTGTTCCAGATCCTCTTACCTGATTGCCTCCAGCAAAATACGGATTCTGTGGAATTGTATTGCTTGCTGGTGCTTGTGGTGTTACTCCAAATGAGTCTGATGCACTGTTTGGTGTAGGATCTGCGATAGTTGTATTGCTTGCTGTTATGTTTTGTTCTGCTTGTACAATTTCTCCAGTGCTTCCATAAACTAAATCTTTTAGTGTAAATAATGGGTTTAGCAATTGAGCAGAGCCGGTTCCTAATGAACCAAAAGCCGAACCGATGCCGGTTCCTACGTCTGCAATTCCTGTTCCAAAGCTTGATAATGTATCTGATAATGCTGATGCTGATTGTGTAGCCTGTCCGGGTTTAGCTACTACATTGTATAAAAAAGCCAAGCCAAGTCCAACTATAGCAATAGGAAGAATGTTTTTAATTAAACTTGAAACGACCATGTGTTACACTTTATTATTTAGTAAATAAACTTTTGTCCTTTGCAGGTCGGACAGTCCATTAATGAAAAATATTCTTTGCCACTTGAACCAATATCGTTTGATAATACCTGGCCGGTTGGTATTTTAGTTTCTGTATCTTCACAAGTCTTACAAGGTTGATTCTTGTACTGCTGGCGCTGCTTTGGCTCCTTGTTTGCTGGTGAATTTTTCCACAATTGATTTAATTGCATCTGGGTTTTGCTGTACATAATTTGATACAAATTCTACTGCTTTTTTGTTCTTTAAAAGTGGTCTTATAGCAGGTGGAAGTTGCGGTGCAATCTGGTCTATGATGGATCCTATTGCACTGAAGGGATCACCTGCTTCGTCAGGTGATAAAGTGATTGTTTTTTTCATTTGCGAGACCTTGCCAGTTAATCGTTTATTGGTCGTTTCAAGGTCTGCAATGTACAAGTCGTATTGTCTTTTAATTTTGTTATTAATTGGCGAAGTTCTAGTGATGTTCCTAGTAGTAATAACGGCACAAATGCCGCCAAATACAATAGAAACCATGACCAAATAGGGTATGAACTGCTCAATCATACTATACATAGCATGCATACCGTATTAACTCTTTGGTTACCCCTCTCCCCTAACAACCCCTCACCCTACTATTACCTTTTTTTACCTATCTACAGCTAGGTTTATTTTGCTTACTGTGTGACACTTAGTATCCTCTTAAGGGAAGGCAATCTGGGGGAATTGTCTTTTATCGGGGTTGGGGAACCCCAACAACGTAAAAAAGTTAAACAAAGTTGTTGGGGAAAATTTACATAGGTTTTTATTGTATATGTGTGTCTATATATCTATATGCCAACACAAAAACAAAGAATGGAAAGAATACAAGCTTTATCAGAAATATGGAAACGCAATATAGAAAACGGTTGCAGTGAAGTCCTCAACCGTAAATTATGCCACGATATGATGAAACAAGTATGGTTCTTAGGTCATCAGACCAGAGAAGATTACTTAGAAGTGGTTTCATCTATACAATTTGAGAAACAAAATGACTGAAATAAGCTCAATTTGGAATTATATTCACTGTCCTGAATGTAATACTGCAATAAGCAAACCAAAACAAATAAGATGTGATTTTTGTAAAGTCTTGTTTGACTGGGAAGAGGATTAAACCCCTCTATTTCCTGTCCAGTCTACCACAAAGTTTAGCTACTTTCATTCTAGTTTCTATAGCAAACGCTAAGATAAAGAACAATAATGCAGGTGTAAGATACTCAATCATTTGTTAGGATTGTAAATTTTAAGAGCAATAATTCCAGTAATGGTAGTTAATCCAATTCCTAAAAATGCTAATGTTGCAAAGAATTCTGTCATTCAGACACCTCCTTTTTAGATTTTTCAGTTGTTCTATAGTGAGTTTCCCATAAAATTATTTCACCTGTATTTATAGACCTAATTAATCTAACATGAATAACTTTAGATGAATCTAAAGATGAAATATGTTCTTTTAATGAATCATCTCTAATTTTATTTTCTTTTTTTAATTTATATTCATCAATTATTTTAATATCCATTAGATTTCAATTCCTGAATATGCGAAAAAAGATTGGCCTGAAGCAGATGAAAAAGAAATAAACTCACTATTATTAATAAATAATTTTGTTTGTGTTGTTGTGTAATATCCGCTTTGTAAAGTGTATTTTGTAATATCATTACTACCATCATTTTTGTTTCCAGACATAATAAAACTACGTGTGCTATTTTTTCCTGATAGTTCGCTGTTTTCAGTTCCTCCAATAAAAGTTATAACTGCATTTACTCCGGCTGCAGGTTGAACATCTAAAGCTGTACCAGCACTAATTTCTAATCCCATGTCTGCAAATATATCCCCGGCTGCCATTATGTAACCTCCTCGATTGTACCAGCTTGAACACCTGCGATAACTGAATTTCTAAAGGTTGCAGTATTGGTAGCAGACCATTTGCCAATGTTAGCAGTTAAAGCTGCAATGTTTGTTGTGTTGGTTCCAATGTTTGTTGTGTTGGTGTTTACTTGTGCTGTGTTATCTGTAATCAAAGTAAACAAAACATCTGTTCCCATTAAGGTAACAGTTTTACTTAATGCACCGCCTTCTCCAGGATTATTATCATGCACGTGGTTAGTAAGTGGAGAATTTCCACCACCTGAAAAACTCATAATGAATTAAACTCCGGGAGTGTTGGTTTAGGAAGTGCTGCCATCTGACCCAATAGGATTGTAGGGCCTGTTGCTCCTGCTACTACTTCCACAGATACGATATTCATATCTGCAAACGAACGAAAGTTAGATGCTGGAATGTTTACCAATGGATTGGTAGACGAGTTAATTCTATAAGTGCAAGCATTGCCACCATCTTGGTTTTCAATTTGCAGAGATATGGCAATTGCATTAAATTCTGTTGGGAATGTAACAATGCGGCGTGTCCCTTGAGGGATGGTAATAAAAATAGGAAAAGATTCAATGCTTGTGTCTTTTGGTCTTGTTAAGACTTCAAAGCCTTGGATATTAGTTGGCATTTACTGAAACACCTCAAAATAGATTTGCGTATTTGACAATGAACTGATATGCAGCTACACCTCCACCTAGTACAGTCTGGGCTGTTGAATAACTTAGTTGCTTGCCTCCGCTGTTACCTTGAACAGATATTGGCAATGGGCCGGGGATTGTTCTTCCTGCACTAGCACTGTTTGAGTTGCTAGAGAAGAATGTAGGGCCTGCTTCTAAGTTGTTAATAAACAACCTTGTTTGGTATTGTGCTGTTCCTGCAGGATTAATTGCATTAACATAATCAACGATGGCATTGTCTTTATTCAATTGTTGAACGCTTAAGCCAGTGACATCATCAGTTGCTAGTGCAAATTGATTGATAGCTGCAGGTGCTGCAAATGTGTATTGTCTCATTATGGGAACTCCCATTTAGATTATACCTCCATTTTTTAGTGCCAATTAAAGTACCTCCATAGCCGGGGCTACGTTTTGGTTACCTGA